GTGGGATGGTGATGATAACTCTTCTGCTCGCAAACTTATTTATCCCCAATACAAAGAACAACGTAGAGACAGAGACAACGAGTATAAGTTAGATTCTTTCACTGAGCAGAAAGAGAGAATCAAACAATACTTGGAGGATTGTTATATAAGACAAATCAACGTAGATAATAATGAAGCGGATGATTTGATTGCTTACTATTGCCAAATCTCGGAGAACGAACAAAAAACTATATTCTCGGGGGATAAAGACCTTACTCAATTAATTTCAGACAAGGTATCGGTATATTATCCAAGAACTAAAGAAACTTATCATTTAGGTAGTAAAATCAAATGTGATTTTTACGAATTTCCACACGAAAACATTAGAACTTATAAAATTTTATCAGGAGACAAATCGGATAATATTGATGGGATATATGGGTTAGGTGAGAAAACTCTTATTAAGTTTTTTCCTGAGCTACTTGAAAAACCGGTTTCAATTACCGATATTTTAGAAAAGGCGGAAATCCTTTTAAAAGAGAATAAGGATAATAAAACATTACAAAACTTGTTATCCGGTAAAACTAAAAGTGGGGTTTATGGTGATGAATATTTTGTTATTAACGAAAAAATCATAAATTTATCAAATCCTCTGATTAGTGAGGATGCTAAAGAACTTGTTGAGTTATATTATAGAGAAACCTTAGACCCTGATGGAAGGGGTCATAGGGGACTTATCAAGATGATGATGGAAGACGGGTTTTTTAAGTATCTACCAAAAGGGGACGATGCGTGGGTTAATTTTGTTAGACCCTTTTTAAAACTAACAAGAAAAGAAAAACGAAATTTTAAAAACAATTAATTAAAACTATGAAAGACCAAGAATCGGTAAAATTAGAATTCTTAATGATGGTAAATGATAACATCATTGTACAGAGATTTTTTAACGTGAGAGAGTTTAATAGTGAGGCAAAAAACTCATTAGAACTTTATGAATTACTTCGTGAATTTAAAGACGATATTCATACACAATTATCATTGAAAACCGTGACGTATATGACGGACAATATGTACGAAATTATTAACAATCCAACTATTTTGGACACGTCTTATACGGATGGTCCTGAGTACTTTAACATCTTTATCAAACAAAATGATATGACAATTTGTCATAGACAGGTGGATGCTAAAGTATACCCACCAAAGATAAGATATACTGTGGATGTACGCCCACACCTAAAAAACTTATTGATGGAGTTGACTGACATCTTTTCATCTAAAAATTTAACAAAAAAATATCTAGATGTTACCCTAAGTGTGTAGTATTTATTATTACACTAAAAGAAAAAATATATGGCGTCAAACAAAAATTTCGAGTATCTAGGTAGTACCTTTCAGATACAATTATTAAACCAAATCATTATCGATAAAGATTTCTCAAGGTCAATTATTGATGTGATGGAACCAAATTATTTTGAGAATAAATACTTCAAACTAATCATTCAGATGATTAAAGAATATTACTCAAAATATGAACATACACCAACCTTTGACACCTTAGAACAAATCACAAAATCTGAGATACAACAACCTCTGGCAGCAAAAATCATTATTGATACCCTTACAAAAGTTAAGGAGTCTACGCTTGAAGGTGCTGAATTTGTACAAGAAAAATCTATGAAGTTCTGTAAACAACAAGAGTTACAGAAGGTTATGGTTAAAGCTCAAAAAATCATCGACACCGGTGAGTTTGAGAGTTATGACACATTAGAAGAGATGGTAAGTAAAGCTCTTCAAGTGGGTGAGCACGATAAAGGGACTGAAAGTGTCTTCAGTAACTTAGATGATGTTTTAAACGAGGATTATCGTCATCCGATACCGATGGGTATCCCGGGGATAGATAGGTTGTTAAAAGGTGGATTAGCAAAAGGTGAAATTGGTGTTGTTTTAGCACCAACAGGTGTCGGTAAATCAACTTTACTGACAAAAATCTCAAATCACGCATTTAATTTGGGATACAATGTTTTACAAATATTCTTCGAGGATAACCCGAAGATTATCCAACGTAAACACATTACATTATGGACAAAAATCCATCCGGATGAGTTGTCTATTAGAAAAGATGAAGTAATGGTTAAAGTTCAAGAAATTAAGGAGAAAATGCCTAATGAACTTATACTTAAAAAACTTCCATCTGACACTGTAACAATGATGCAAATTAAGAATCAAATTAGAAAAATGATTTCTGAAGGAAACAAAATTGATATGGTATTATTAGACTACATTGATTGTGTGGTACCGGATAAAAACTTAGGAGACGAATGGAAATCTGAAGGTTCTGTTATGAGAGGATTTGAGGCTATGTGTCACGAACTTAATTTAGTTGGATGGACTGCGACTCAAGGTAATAGAAGTTCAATATCTTCTGATGTGGTAACTACTGACCAAATGGGTGGTTCTATCAAAAAAGCACAGGTTGGGCACGTAATCATTTCCGTGGCTAAATCTTTACAACAAAAAGAAATGAAACTAGCAACGATAGCAATTACAAAATCACGTATTGGTGATGACGGAGTTGTCTTTGAGAATTGTAAATTTGATAATGGTATGTTGGAGATTGACACAGAAAGTTCGGTAACGTTCTTGGGTCTTGAAGAACAAACTGAAGAAAGAAATAGACAAAGAATTAAAGACTTGTTAGATAAAAGAAAAGAAAAACAACAAATACAAAATAATTAATATGAAAGAAAAAATATTAGAACCGAATAACGACAGATTCGTTATCTTCCCTATTGAACATAATGATATATGGGAATTTTACAAACAACATCAAGCGGCTTTTTGGACGGCAGAAGAAGTAGATTTATCTAACGATATTAGAGATTGGGAAAACCTATCTGATAATGAAAGATATTTCCTTAAAAATATATTAGCGTTTTTTGCGGCGTCTGATGGTATTGTAAATGAAAACTTGGCTGAGAATTTCTTAAAAGAGGTTCAATATGCTGAGGCAAAATTCTTCTACGGATTCCAAATTATGATGGAGAACATTCACTCGTTAATGTATTCATTGTTAATTGATACTTATGTATCTGATGATAAAGAGAAAGATGAATGTTTCCACGCAATTGATAGATTACCGGCAGTTCAAAAGAAAGCTAAATGGGCTCTTGATTGGATTGAGAACGCTTCTTTCCAAGAAAGATTAGTGGCGTTCGCTGCGGTTGAAGGTATCTTCTTCTCAGGTTCGTTCTGTTCTATCTTTTGGATGAAATCAAGAGGTATTATGCAAGGATTATGTAATGCTAACTCATTAATCTTTAAAGATGAGAATTTACATTGTGATTTTGCAATTCATTTGATTAACAATCACGTTGAGAACAAACCAACGGAGAAAAGAATTAAAGAAATCTTACTATCCGCTTTAGAAATTGAAAAAGAATTTATCACTGAATCATTACCTGTGTCTTTAATTGGTATGAACTCAAATTTAATGAAACAATACCTTGAATTTGTTACTGATGGTTTATTAGTTAAGTTTGGATGTAAAAAACATTTTAATGTTGAACAACCATTTAAGTTTATGGAACAGATTGCTGTTGAAACAAAAGGAAACTTCTTTGAATCAAGAACAATGGAGTATCAAAAGGCCAAGTTAGGTGAGTCATTAACATTTACAGACGATTTTTAATATGATGTCACTAAAGATAAGAAAAAGAGGGGGAGACGAAGTTTCGTTCAACCCTCAAAAAATTTACAATAGAGTTAAACGTGCGGCAAGAGGATTAAACGTAAATGCTGATGAGGTATTCATTAAGGTGATTACTTCGGTTCCAACAGAGGGTGTTATTACAACCAAAGAGTTGGATAAATTGGTTTACGAGATTGCGGCGGCTTATACCGGAAGTCACCACGATTACTCAAGATTAGCATCGTCTGTGGCAATATCTGCATATCATAAAGAAACTGATGAAAGTTTTTGTAATACAATGCACACATTACACGTTGATGGTATCATTAACGATAAGTTAATGGAAACTATTGAACTATATGGTACTGAAAATATTGATTCTGTAATTAATCACGAGAATGATTACAATTTTGATTATTTTGCGTGGAAATCATTACAAGAAATGTATTTGTTAAAAAATCCTGAAGGTAAAGTAATTGAAAGACCTCAACATATGTATATGAGAGTGGCTTTATGGGTTACTAAATCATTTGAACAAGCGGTTGAGTATTATCAATCATTATCA